CAATGAATCGTAAGAATGCTAATTTTGCTAATAGTATTTGTGGTGTTGTCTATCAAAAAACTGGAGATATATGCCAGTTCTCTTGGACATGTAAGGAAGTAAAACAGCCATATATGCCTTTTTATGAGAGAGCCAAAGAGATTGCTCGAAATACTTTGACACTTGGTTATGCTAATGTTAAACTACAGAATGCTCTGTATTTTCATTCTCAAAAGGTAAATCCTGCTTGGAATGAAGATAAGGTGGTGATCACCAAGATTGGAGATCATGTATTTTATTCTGATAAATAGTGAGAAATTTATGCTAATGGACTTGATTGCTGATGAACCGTATGTAATAGCTGATAGGGAAGAGAAAAAGAAGAAGATGCCGACTAAAGATGAAAGAAACAATTTTTCTCTAGAGATAGAAAATCTAGTCGTGAGACATAGAGTTTCCTATATCGAAGCTATCACGACATATTGTGAAGATACTGGATTGGAAATTGAAGTCGCTGCTTCTCTTATTAATGAGATAATGAAGGCTAATATTGAAGTTGAGGCACAATCTTTACGCTTTATTCCGAGAGGTTCCAAGCTTCCTATATGAACGGCTTTGAAGCCTACCAAACGTATCAAGCTGTCCGCTTACATTTTGTCAATGAGAAGTTCGATTACTTCACTTACAACGGTAAGTCAAAGACTTCTTTAGATACGTTTAATACTAGAAGAGACAAGTATCTCTTTCATAAGATTGCTCGTTTATATAAAGATGATGAACTTCCTTATTTCTTTGCTGTAAATTTTCTCAAGCGTGATGGCAAAAGCTGGGTTTCTGGATTGCTTCAAGAAGCAGCAGTAGATATATTTAAGGAATGGTTGAAATGGCAGCAAGCTAGACTGAATAATTTCACAAATGATTTGACAAAGCTTGCTGAGTTTGATTTTGGAGAACTGATTAAGGCTAAGGACAATCAGTTTCCAGAGCTATTAAATCTTGTCTTTCGAGATGAAATAGCGTATGATAGTCTTGTAATTCTTGACTACTTTATAAAGTTCATGGATTCTTGGAACACCAAGTTGAAAGATGATTTTATATGGGATGACTTTTATAAGAAGTTTAAGAAGTACAAGCCTTTCTTTTTACATTATGCGCCTTTGAGTGATATGTATTACAAAAAATTGATAGTTAATCATTTGACTATTAAGAAGTAATGATATATACTATATTGGTAATGATGTTTTGGATAATTTAATATTTTAATACTACGCATACAAGGAAATACAAATGAATTTTAACGCACTAAAAAACAAGTCCTCTTTCGACAAGCTCACTAAGGCTCTAGATGTTCTTTCTAAGGGTCAAGGCGCATCCAGCGCAGATAGCCGTTTCTGGCAACCAGATGTCGATAAGGCAGGTAACGGATTCGCAGTAATTCGTTTTCTAGACGCTCCCGCAGTTGATGGTGAAGATGGTATGCCTTGGGTACAGCTCTTCAATCACGGCTTTCAGGGTCCAGGTGGTTGGTATATTGAAAATTGCCCAACTACGATGCAGGGTCACAAGTGCCCAGTTTGCGAAAAGAACACTGAACTTTGGAACAGTGGCATTGAAGCAAACAAGGACATTGTGCGCCAGCGCAAGCGTAAGTTGAGCTATATCTCCAACATTATGGTTGTAAAGGATGCTGCTCATCCTGAGAATGAAGGCAAGGTGTTTCTCTACAAGTTCGGCAAGAAGATCTTTGACAAGATCAAGGAAAAGCTGGAACCTCAGTTTGAGGATGAAGAGGCAATCAATCCATTCAACTTCTGGAAGGGCGCAAACTTCAAGCTCAAGATTCGTAATGTCGAAGGCTATCGTAATTATGATAAGTCTGAGTTTGATAATCCCTCACCGATTGATTTGGATGATGAAGTAATTGAGAAGATCTGGAAGGATTCTTATTCACTTAAGGATTTCGTAAAGGCTTCTGAGTTCAAGTCATACGATGAGCTTCTTCAGAAGCGTGATCGTGTTCTCGGTGCTGCTCCAGCACCACGCACTAAGAATGCTGAGAGCATGGAACTTGAAGAGGAGGTCAATACTCAGTCTGGTTCGGAAGACGATGAGGCACTTTCTTACTTCAATAAGTTGGCTGGTGAATAAACGTCTCTAATAGAGTTGTTGCTATAGAGATGTTAGGGGGAGACAGAAATGTCTCCCCCTTTTTTATATTCTTACTAATGTAGTAAATGTTGAAGGATGATTGAAATCCATTGCTAGTGCGCGATTAAATGCGTCATCCACGTTTCTTGGTGCCGCTTTGGCAACTGCCGAAGAAGAAGGCGCGTTCTTAGCACCACTTGGACTAAGAGACTGAGTTGGACTAGAAGTTTTCACAGAAGGTGCTTGTTGAGAAACAGTAGCATTTCTAACATCATCAACCTGATTTACAGCCGTGTTAATCTTATCACCACTTACTGCCATTGGTGCTGGTACTGGTCTTGCCATGTTAAGAGGATTTGATGGATCGGTTCCAGCAGCAGCAGCCGCAGTAGGACCAACTCCTGGAGCAGTAGATGCTGTTTGTGTTCCATTACCTTCCATTAGTTTTTGAGCGAAATCCATTCTCTTTTGAGTGTGTAATCCCGCTGAACGTTCATAGTATTTGTCAACAATAGCTGCTGCGTCAGCGGCAGTAGTAGCACCTCTTAAAGCAGCACCAGCTCTCTTTTCGGTGTTATTCAATTCCCAGTTAACGAACTCCAATTGTTCATCAAATCCAGCTTGAGTCATATCCTTGCCATAAATCTTATTGAACATGGCACGACGATCTTTGTGCCACTGAGCAAGACCATATGATTCACCGTTATCACCACCAGCGTTTGTCTTTAGAGAGGTTCCGCTTTCAGCCATCAGGTTTCCAACGATACCAGCAGCTTGTTCTTTACTCCAACCTTTGTCCATAAAGAACTTCATTGCTTGCTGACCAGTTCCAGACTCAGCGACACCTTTTAATTGTTGAGGTGTGGCACTAATGGTTTCTAGTCCTCCAGAAGATGCTTTTGCCGTAGGCTCAAGAGGTGGTTGTGATCCTGTTGGAAGTGGTTTTGCTGGAATTGCTGTTGGCTTCTCAGAACCTGTTTTATCATCAACGAAGAAGTCATATAGAGCCTCAGCAATCTTGGCACCAATCCACTCTCCAGCGAAATATCCAACAGATCCAACAATAAGACCACCAACAAGATTTCCAATAATTGGAACTTCACTACCAAGAACAACACCAATAGCTGTTGAAGCAACCACATTTCCACCAATAACAGAACCCACGGCAGTAACTAACATTTTTTTATGTTCTTTTTCCGTTATCATTCCCATTTCTAATTGACTGTTAATTTCTTCTATTCTAAGAAACAGATCGACTGCCCCAACTATCAATCCAAACCCTGGTATTCTTTTTAAAAATCCCAGCATCTTCTGTGATCCTTTTAGAACCTTCATAATTCTTGGACTTAGACGAGAAGCTAATTTGGCAAACTTGCCACCTTCTTTCATAGCAGCTTCTTCGGTTGCTTTAGTTAATGAATTGGTTCCTTTGGATACAACTGATACTTTTCCTTGTTTGTTGAATTTTCTTGAGCCTTTGTTTTTCGCTCCTGCGCCCTTGTTGAATTCTCCCGTTCCTATACCTTTGTTTAATTTTCCTGCTCTTGGAAACAACTTTTTCAATACACTACTCATAACACCTATTGTGCCACCAGACATTAACAATCCACCAATAAGGCCACCTAATCCTCCTAAAACAGATCCTAGTGTTTTTATCAATTCACCTTCTTCTTCTTCACCCAATATCTTTAGAACATTTTTGTCTATATTCTTCAAAGTGTTTTTGATGATTAGAATATCTTTTTTAGGACTATATGTTTCAGTAACATGATTTTCTTTAACCACATCTGATTCAGTAATTCCTTTTTCTGATTTCAGCAGATCCAAACCACTCAACGAAGGTTTCATTAAGCCAGGTTCTGGCTTTGAGTAATAAGCCGCTTTCATGAAGACTTTTTGTTGTTCTTCTTTTGAAGCAATGTCTATTGCCTTTCCTACTTCATTCAGCTTGAGAACATTTTTTCCAGGAGGACCAAGAGGATCTAGTTGATACTTCTCTTTACCACCTTTTGTATTAAGTACAATAGTTCTTGGTGATGTTGCTTTTTCGATCAACTCAACCTTACTCATAATTCCACTAAGAAGATCTAACGCTTTGGATAGAGGATTTTTTAAGGTTCTAGTTTCGTTCTTAAGTGAAGCGTCGATTTTAGAGAATAGAACATCTTGAATTCTGATATTCTGTTTGATAAGACCATTAATAGCTTTTTTAAATTCCTGTTTGGTTATTGATGAACCTTTTGTTTTATCTTCATCTTTTATACCAAGAGATTCTCTGGCCTTTTTGATTTCTTCATCACTAAGTCTGAAACTTAATTCGGTCCTAACTGTTTTCTGATGCTCAATTAGTTCTTTTTTATTCTCGTCATCCATCAGTAATGTAAATTTATAAAGAGGTTTTCTTTGTCATCATTATAAGTGAAAGTGGATTGTGCTAATGTGTACTCGTCTTTCATTTCAGACATTTCCTCTTCAGTTAAAATGTATTTGTTTGGATCATCCATTTCAAATTCTCCGGGTAGACCAATTTCTCTTCTTTCGATTTCATCTCTCATTTTCTGATTCATTCTTAAATGAGAGTCAT